ATTATATACGACGATGAAGTCGCTATGCGTATAAAGCTAATTGACGGATATGATCAATTCATAGTGCTTCAAGATATTTTGAATGGTATGAAATAAATTGCATTGCTGTATCGTTTCAGTACCATGGTGCCATAAACCCGAGTAACAATAACAAAACGGGAAAACACACTATGAAAATTATTGGACTTGTGGGCTTTAAAGGCTCAGGAAAAGATACAGCATCCCAACCTCTGCTAGAGTTGGAATATCAAAAGACATCATTCGCTGGAGTTCTCAAGGATTGCTGCGCAGCCATATTTGGCTGGGATCGAGACATGCTTGAAGGTCTCACAAACGAAAGTCGCCTCAAACGCGAAGAAACGGATTTATGGTGGGCAGCAAAGCTCAAGCGTCCTGGCTTCAGTCCTAGACGAGCATTCACATCCTTCGGCACAGACGTAGTTCGTACGCACTTCGACACTAACATTTGGGTAATGGCCGTCGAGCGTCAAATTTTGAACACGGGTGGAGATTGGGTAATTACCGATTGCCGCTTCCCCAATGAAATCCAAATGATTAAAGACCTGGGCGGTACGGTCATTCGTGTAAAGCGTGGTCCGGAACCTGTTTGGTATAACGATGCGGTTACCGTAAATCGTGGAAGTCAAGAACCAGGTTATGATGACGCTGTGGAACGTTTAGAAAACACCGGAGTCCATATTAGTGAATGGGCCTGGGTAGGTAATGATCATATAGATGTTACAATTGAAAATGATCTCACAACTAAGGAATTGCATGAACGAGTTATGTCCCACGTCAATCGAACTTAACGTATTCGATGGCAAGAATATATGCATGAGTGGTGGTGCCAAAGGTGCTGACCTACAATGGGGAATGTGTGCTGGTAAAGCTGGCCACCAAGTTATCCATTGGAGTTTTGATGGTCATCGCACAAATGCACCAGAAGCAGAAGTGGTACGGATTCCTGCCGAAACTTTGGCTATGGCTGATGAGCATTTGGAAGTTGCCAACAAGAGTTTGAAACGGCATCTGTCCTACAATAAGCCATGGATTATCAATCTGTTGCGCCGTAACTACTTTCAGGTTGGTAATTCACAATCCTGTTATGCCGTATCTGGTATTAAGAAAGGTATGGTAGAAGGTGGTACTGCTTGGGCAACCCAAATGTATTTGGACTTGCATAAGGATAAACCCGAATGCTATGTATTCTGCCAAATCACCAATCAATGGCACTCGTACATTGATAGTCAATGGGTCGTCATAGACGCACCACCATCCCCTTCGGGCGTGTGGGCGGGTATAGGTAGCAGAGATCTTACCAAAGCTGGCAAAGACGCTATCCGTAAGCTTATGGGCTATGTCGCTTCGGTAGTAAACAACTAAGTTAATTGCCATGTAGCACTGGATTCTCGAACTCCAGATAAATACTTTACAAAGTATTTTTGGAGGAATCCCACATGGCAACACTACTTAGTCCCGGCGTCGACGTCGAGATTACCGATGAAAGTTTCTACACTTCATCAGGCCCCGGTACCGTCCCTCTGATCGTTTTCGCAACTCAGTACAATAAAGCTTCTCCAACTGGCAGTGGTATTGCCCCAGGAACCGTTCCTGGTACTGAAGGCACGCTTTACAATATTACTAGCCAACGCGAACTGATCCAGACATTCGGCAATCCACATTTCGACTCAGTACAGGGCACAACTGTTGTTGGCTCTGAATTAAATGAATACGGTCTGCATGCGGCTTACCAATACCTCGGTATCAGCAGTAGCGTTTATGTTTTGCGCGCTGCTATCGATCTGGCTGCTCTGGAACCAGCAGAAACTGCACCGTTCGGTCCACCAGTAAACGGTACTGTATGGTTTGACACAACAGACACTCTCTTTGGTGCATTCCAAAGTTCAGGGGCGGCTACTGCCAACCCATTCGCATTAAAAAATGTATCAGTAATTAACTCACCAACATTGTGTGATGGTAACAATGTTCCATTGTCAACTGTTGGAACAGCGGGTGATTTGGCGGTGGTTACTTACGTAGCACCTGTCGCAATGTATGAGTGTATCAACACTAACAATGTGAATAGCTGGTATCTTATCGGTTCAAGTTCATGGCAATTTGCTAAGAATATTATCCGCAGTTCTACGGTAATTACCGCTGCAACTACTACTTGTATTCTGACAATCGCATTGGCTTCAAATCCATCCACTATGATCGATGTTACGGTTACTGTGGGTGATTCGCTGGCAACTATAGTTTCCAACATCAACGCAGCAGCCGCTGGTTCCAATGTTACTTCCAATGCATTGTGGAGCACGGTAGTTCAGGCAACTGCTACTGGTGGTCGTTTGGTATTGAACTATACTCAAAGTATTGTATTGAGTGACAGCGTTTCTGGTGCTGGTTTGACTAGCTTGGGATTGACTGCCAGTACATACAAGGGCGTACAGTTGACTTTTGCTCCACATACAAAGATTCCCCAAGGAAGTACACAGGGTGATATCTGGATCAAGACAACTACACCAAACAGCGGTGCCAATTATGTTGTAAAGACATACAGCGCAACTACAGGTACTTGGGCAATTGTTACAGCTCCTTTCTACAATAACGATACTTTGGCAACGGCCGCCGCAAATGGCGCACCGACAACCAATTCTATCTACGTTATGTACGATATTGATAACAATGATACGGCAACAACCGATCTTCGCATCTACAATGGTACAATTTGGACTGATTTGAGTTACGAAGCATCACCAACGACACCAACAACCGCACCAGCGGCTGGAACGTTGTGGTACAATAACCAAAATCAAGTTGATATCATGGTGACCGACAGTGAAGACTGGTATGGCTACCGTAATATCTACCCAAATACCGATTCAAACGGCGTTATTATTGCTGGTTCAGCTCCATTGACACAAAGTCTTGGTGGTGCATTGGTTGATAACGATATTTGGCTTGATTCCTCAGATACTGAGAATTACCCAAGCTTGTACCGTTACACTGCTGCTTCACAAACCTGGACTTTGATTGATAATACTGATCAAACGACAGAAAATGGTATCGTGTTCCTTGACGCACGTCAAGACAGTGGTCCTGCTTATGCTACTGCTGCTAGTGGTTATATCAACTATTCAACATTGACGCTTGATTTGGTCCATTCGAATTATGTTGATCCAGATGCTCCAGCTCCAACATTGTACCCACGTGGCACGTTGCTGTTTAACACACGCTACAGTACCTTGAATGTTAAGCAATGGCAACCAAACTGGTTCTTGCCTGGTGGTTTTGATCCAAACACAAACTTTACGCTTCAAGCGTATAACGTTGGTGATTTTGCTGGTCAAACTGACTTAGCTCCGTACGAGTTTCCAGCTTTGACTTCAGCTGGTCGTTGGGTTACTGCTTCTGGCAATGATGTTACCGGCGCTCCATTCATGGGTCGTAAGGCACAGCGTCAAATGATTGTGAAAGCTTTGGCTTCACAATTTGTAAGCAACCAAGACATCCGTTCTGAAATTGTTTACTTCAACTTGATCGCTTGCCCAGGATACACTGAATTGCTTAGCGATATGGTGTCATTGAACGTTGATTGTAAGGAAGTGGCATTTATTATTGGTGATACCCCTGCGCGTCTATCGCCAGATGCGACAACTGTTGGTAACTGGGCAACCAATGCTAACAATGTTGCAACTGATGGTGATTCCGGTCTGGTAACACATGACTCTAACATTGGTCTTTACTACCCTTGGGGTTTCAGTACAAACGTAGACGGTTCAAATGTTGTGGTTCCGCCATCAACAATTGCACTGTACACCTATGCGTTTAACGATCAGATCGCTTATCCATGGTTTGCTCCAGCTGGTTACACTCGTGGTTTGGTATCTAATGCAACTTCAGTCGGTTACATTAACGCATCTGAAGAATACCAAACGGTTATTCTGAATCCAGGTCAACGTGACGTGCTGTATGAAAACAGCATTAATCCAATCGCGTATATTCCAGGACGTGGATTGGTCGTTTACGGTCAGAAGACCCTGAATCCGATCGCAGAAGCTACTGATCGAGTGAACGTTGCTCGTCTGTGTAACTACTTGCGTTACCAATTGGATTTGCTGGCTAAGCCGTTCTTGTTTGAACAAAATGACTTGCAAACGCAAAGCGCTTTCCAGGTAACCTTATCGCGTTTCTTGAGTGGTTTGGTTGGTCTGCAAGCATTGACTGACTTTGCTGTTGTTTGTGATTCAAGTAATAACACGCCAGAGCGCGTTGATGCTAACGAGTTGTGGGCTGATATTTTGATCCAGCCAGTTAAGTCGATTGAATTTATCTACTTACCAGTGCGTATTCTTAACACTGGTGCTACATTGTCCAGTTAATGGTCAAAGTAGTAAAATAACAAGCTCCGCCAATTGTAAAAGATTGGCGGAGCTTTTATCATTGGAATTATGAAACAAGAACGTAATTATAAAGTTCGGATACACAATGGTCCTTTTGGCGACAAAGTGTATTTGATAAACGCGGAAAATCACTACTTGGCGTATCAACGTTTTTGTGGTATTTTATTGAATAACGGTTATTATCATACAAGGGCTATGTGGCGATCATTAAGGGGAAAAGCCCCCACGCTATCACAAATACAAAAGTACGGACCCAAACGCCGTCCACAACGAATTACTCGAACTTATTTTTTCTTTCCAGCCAGTTGTGAACATGTTTTTGGTTCAGTACAACGTAGGACCCACGAAGCTGCAATCGAAATAACAAAATTAAAATAATATTGATTGGCAACCGATAGGTTGTTATATTGGTTATAGCTGCAAAGCTAGTTCGACGATAGGAGTTAAGTCTCCTGAACCCATAAAGTTTCCTCTTAGTGACTGGGTTACGCATAAGCAGTGCGTGCAAGGGTAAGACTCGGGTAGCTCCGAGAGAGAGTGAAACACACATGATTTTACATGTTTAGTCGACTAGGATACGAAACCACACCAGTCTATCCGGCCAACCCGAACAGTTGCCCTATATGTACATATAGGGGTGGTGTGTTTCACTTATTCCTAATAGATATTCATCTATTAACAGCGTCTATATCGTTCTTCAATAAATACGAATTGGAT